AAATCCAGTGCCTTTTTTACGTCCAACCTGTTTTCCATTCAGCTTTGCTGTTACAAGACCCTCACGAGTACGCTGGTGTAAATCGGCCACTTCTTTTTCAGACTGCTCAAAGGCCAGCTTGATTTGCTCTTTTGCCAATGCCATCAGATACTCGTTGATACCTTTTAAGATAAAATCCACATTGGTTCCTGTCATGGCAATGCTGCCGGACAGGGCCTTTTTGTACGTTTTGGTATCAATGTGATGCTCTTTCAGAAATATCAGCCGGATGCCCTTATGGTAGAGATCCTCATACAATGAAAATCCCTCTTCTGCGTTTCTGGACATTCGGGAGACGGAATCGAACACCACAGTATCGCCCTCTTTCAGAATCCGATACAGCTTGCTCCATTCTGGCCGAAGGATGGAAGTTCCCGTATAGGCTTCCTGTACAATGTGAGCTGTCGGGTATTCAGCCCTGACATTACGCACCTGACGGTCAATGCTCTGTTTTGCAGTGGAAATTCTGCAATAACCATAAATACTCATAGCCCTTCTTTCTATATCAAAAATGCCGAACGTCATTTTAGCGTCACCGATTTGCTAAGACAAATCGGCTTCATCACGCTGTGATTGATACTTTTCTGTACCCACGGCAATTTTAATACTTTTTCCTGCGAGCCTTAGTCATCCCTCATAAACTTCAAAAGATTATCTCCGTTGACGAACGGTTCGCACCGTCCGTCCCCTGCGATGACTTTTGAACTTTATAAGGAACGACACGGCTCGCTCTTATCAACGGTTCAGATACTGATTCATAAACTCTTCCACCGTCACGCAGGGCTTTTGATTTTTCTCTGCTCCTCCAAACGGATCATAGTTCCAGTCCGTCTCTTCATCAATGTACCGCCGTCCGTCATTGGGCAGCTCCAACGGCTCTGCAAGAATAATCGTACCCCAGTGATTGATCATGATAAACGGCGCAATCTCACAGGGAATCCCCCGGCAGTCATCATCATGCCGCACATCGTAGGCATATAGACCATCCGGGACGGTATCTCTTTTTATGCGGAAGTTAGTGAATAATGCAGGCTTTCCGCAGACAGTGATTTCTTCATAGTGTTCGGTCATCGCATTGCAAGACATATAAATTTCTCCTTTATGCCACATTAAGTCGGGTAGCTTTATAGCAGTCAGCGCACATTCCCTCATGGGTGGCTGCAAACTCTGCCGCCTGCATGATAGAGCCATCTTTCAGCTTTACTCGTTTGATGGGCTGATTACAGCGGACACAGATGCAGGGCATGGGCGGCTGTTCCTGCTTCTGACTGGTGGATTGCGGCTTCGTTTGCTTTTGGGATTCTGCATCTGACTGCTGTGCAGCATCTTCCGGCAAATCCTCCCCGGCATAGACATACAGGCCAAGGCCAAACATCGCCAAATTTTTTACCAGACAGCGCATGATGGCCTTGTTTACATCAAACATGGAAGCGGCTTCTACGGTGCGTTCTTCCATGCCGACTTTCTCACGGCGGCGCGTCTGCTGGTTATATTCCCATTTCGGGGTGGTGTAGGTGTAAGGCACAGCTTTCATGGCCTTGTTTGCGCCATCCAGTACAGGCAGCCACATCTCATGCGAAACGCCCTCAATGGTAACGGATGTATAGACCATGAATCCGGTGATAGGATCATAGACATAGGGCAAACCGTTGAACTTTTTGACCTCATAGCTGGCAGAAGGATACAGCTTCTTCACCTCTGCCCAAGCATACGCCCAGCTCACATATTTCAGTTCAGTATTTCCAGACTTTTTGACTTCCACATGGTCTTTGAAGTCGATGCTAAATAATTTTACGAACGGATTTTCAGTAGCCATAATAAACCTCCCATAAAAAAGACGGCAGGAAAGTAATTTCCTGCCGCCATATCCAAAACTTATGCCGCATGAATGATAGTAAATCTGCGACTGCTCACATTTTTACTGTACCGATTAAAAATGTCCGGCTGTTCTTTCTTCAACCGCTGGGAATCCACACGCTTACTTTCAGAGGACACCCACGACACCTTATAGCCGGGAGCTGTACCGTAGGCGGCATCCTGCATTTCCAGCTTCACTTGCTGTTCAATCGCAGTCTTTTCCTGCTCCAGCTGTTCGATTTGGTCAGAAAGAGACTGTCGTTTGTCCAGCAGGTCACGAACTGCATTCAAATCAGCCGTTTTGCTTTTATCATCGTCAAAATACATCTGGTTGATTTGCTGTGTATCTCCCTCGCTTCCGGTAGGTGTAGGCGCAATCTCAGGCATCACATTGTACTTCCAAAAATGCTCTTCTTCGGCAATGAGATTATCCAAAACAGCCTTATCACTGATAATTTTATGAATTACCAGCTCTTTTCCGAAAATCAGAGCAGCAATATACCAGCAGTCGAAACCACTGACGGCCAGATAATGATTGACCTGCGCCATGTAGTGTGCAGGAATTTTACCATCTGCCCACTTATCCGCAGAGAACGGTGAAACCGTCTTGCATTCCAATCCTGCTTTCTGTCCAACGATCAGGCGATCAAAATCCGCCAGAAGAAGCGGATGTTCCTCGTTCTGGTAGATAGCATTGGCTCTGCGAACTTTTAGCCCAGTGGCTTCGGTGAATCGCTGTGCCACATACTCTTCCAAGTCCCGGCCCTGCCGCATAGCTTCGCTGTCGATATTTTCAATGGTATCGCTGATTTTATCGTGATACACCTGAAATGCAGAGCGGTACGGATTCAGGCCCAAAATGGCCCCAGCATCCGTGCCAGTGATACCACACTTTCGATAGCGCAGCCACTCTTCTTTGGACAGATTTATTGTGGAAATCAATCGTTTCATGCAATATTCAACTCCTGCTTCATATTTTTATCGGTGATTTCAAAATCGTATTCCACCAAGTCCTTCATAATAGTGGAAAACTCGTCCACCAAAGTGCGGTCACCATCCAGCCACAGGGCATACAGGAAATTCAGAATGTTCCGCTGCACCCGGAGATGGTTCCAGAAACGCTCGTCCATTTGCTTTTCGGTGTCCAGCGTAATCAAGGCACTGACAATGGTGCTTTTCATCGTGATCTCGTATGCCGTGGTGCAAGTAGGCTTTGGAAAATCGGCTTCGATGCTGTTCAGGAACTCAGAAAATTCCCGGACAGCCCGATTGCTCACATCGTTCATGATTCGCTCCTTTATGCTGCGGCCAGCACCATCTTATAAGCTTTATCAATCATCGGATTGCCCTCTGCGGTGCGCAAAAACAGATTTTCATTGTAGTTCCGGGTCTTGCGGATGGGGTCTGCATGGGTGGCAAAATCTGAAACAGCGTTCACAAACCGCCAGCCGTTCTTTCCGACCCACTCCAAATCAGGTGCGTTATAATAGCGAGCCTTCAAATCTTCCTGCAAGCGCAGGTTGTTCTTCCGTTGGCCATCGGTCAGATCTTCGGCGACAGGGAAGAACTCGTTGATAAACTCCTGCACCTTGCGGTCAGACAGCTTGATGGTGGTCAGCTCATGGATGCCTTTGCCCAGTTCCCCCATATAGCTGTTGGCAAGCTGCAAGGTTTCACGAGCGTCCTGCACCCGGAGCAGAACATTTTCGGTATGGCGAGCAGTCCAGATGCGCTTTGCAGTACCCAAAGCCAGATTCAAGGTGTTCTGGCAGACCACACGAACCGGGGTCATGGCAACTTTTACACCAGAGCTGCCATCGTGACTGTTGAAGAACACAAGATATGGGGTCACTTCATCTCCGACGATGATATACTTCTCCGGCAGCTTTGCCAGCATCCAGACTTTTTTGCCGCCCTGCAAAGAACCGGCAGTCTCATAAGTAACGCCCTCACCCAGCAGGTCATCGGTGAACTGGAATGCTTCTTCGTTCTGCACAATGCGGTAACGGTCAGACACCACGCCCAGAACAGCATCATCCGTGCTGCGGACATTGGCACGATAGCCGGGGATCATAGCACCCGTGCCGGAATAGATGTTGCGGCTTTCCACCTGCCAATCCAGACCAGCCAGCTCCAAGGCTTCACGGCTTGCAGGGGCATCCATCACGATGCGGCCAAGACCGTGCCAAGGGGTTTCACGGACAGAGAACATGGTTTCAACATTTGCAGACATAACTACTACCTCCTAAAATTTTAATGTGATTACTTGTTTTCGAGTTTATGGGCGATCCAAATAATGAGTATTACAGCAGTTTTCCCGATTGCTTTTGCACCCTTCATCAGAATCTTTACCATAATATCAGCCATTGTTTTTCCTCCATTTTTCAAGCAAAAAGTAAAGACCTGTGGACAGAATCAAACTGCTCACAGGTCTTTCTACAAAGATAATATATAACTGTAATTTTTTCAGATACGCTTTGTCTTGTGTCAGGTGTGTCAAATGTGTCAGGTTTTTATGAAACTCTCTATATATTTCTTTATTTTTATCCCTTCTACTCTATTTTCTCTCTTAGATAAAGCGATAGGGATAATAGATAATAGATAATATATAATAAAGGTTTCTCAAAAATTCTGACACATCCGGCACAGCTGGCACAGTACTTTACGGTCAAGTTTTTGTGCGGATACCCACGGCTACCGTGAGGTCATGCCACTCATTTTTACGAATTCCCTGATTCCGGGAAGCCTTAAAAGCCTTAGCTTCTTCAAAAGAAATCCTAAAACGAGCCATCTCCATAAAGCCATCCAACGTACAAGTAGCACTATTTCGACTCTGCACTTCTGTCAGTTGGAAATCAAGCACCCAGCGATACTCCTCGTTCGTCAGCGGCGTGATCTGCGCCACACAGCTATTGATAAGCTCCCGGTTAACATCATTTCTAGATGCCTTCTGCCACTCATCCAACTTCTGCGCAATTAAATTCATATCAAGGGTTCCACTGCGCTCATCCTCCTGTTCCACATTCTCATATTGAGATTGCAATTCTGCAATCTGCGCATCCAGCCCCTTTCGCCGTTCTGCCAATTCCTGTTTTGTGATGATTCCGTCTGCACACAGGTCTATGTACTTATCCAGACGCTCCCTCTGTCTGGCGATGCTGCTTTCCAGCATCGCCTTTCTGGAAATGCGGACAGTCTTTTCCTCTGCCATGCAGCGGTTCAAAATTTTATAGACCTCTTTGACTGTTTTGCCCTTGTCAAAGGTAAGATGTTCAAACACCTTTGCTGCCATCAAGTCCAGCTTCCACTCACAAATTGCCTTGATTTTGCAACTAATTTCCAAATCCAAGCCATGCTCCTGCAAATAGCTGATGCTTGGCCTACGGGTACGGCGGTAACACTGAAATCCATGAACCACTGCACCATCCCGATTTACACGCCACTTGAACTGGATAAATCCTGCGCCACAGCTGCACCGCAGTTTTGCTGTCCAGACTGACTTTGGCGTATTTCTCATGTACTTGTGCTTTTTTCCATTTTCATCTATTACCCGTGCTGATTTCGATGCCAAAATTTGCTGACATCTATCCCACATTTCTTCTGATACTAAAGGTTCAAAGTCGCCTTTCACATAGATGTAGCTGCTCTCGTCCAGATTTTTAACACGTTTCTGCGTCAAATATCCGTCGCTATGGGATTTATTGTAGCAAATACACCCCTTATAGGTTGCATTATGTAGGACTCTGCTCACTTTGGAAGCGTCCCACGAAACATGGCCGCCTGCATCCAATCGGCCAAGGCGGTATAATTCGTTTACGATTTTAACCAACCCATTTTCCCCGGTAGAATACATTTGGAAAATCAGTCTTACCGTTTCAGCTTGGTCAGGGTCAGGAACATAGGTTCCGTTCTCCCTGCGGTATCCTAAGATGTTTCCGCTGCCATATAAAACGTGCTTCTCCCGGCTGATTTTCTGCCCAGCCTTCACGCGCTCTGAAATTTTGCGACTCTCATCTTGTGCCATAGAAGACATGATCGTCAGCCGAAGTTCGCCATCGTTGGTTGCCGTGTTGATACCATCGTTGATAAAAAACACATCCACCCCACGTGCTTTCAACTCACGTGTATAGGACAGCGTATCAACCGTATTTCGTGCAAAGCGGCTCACTTCGCGAGTAATAATAAGGTCAAATTTTCCCTTCTGGGCATCCTCCATCATGCGCAAAAACTCCGGCCGCTTCTGTGCTTGTGTTCCGGTGATGCCTTGGTCTACGTAGACCTCCACGATTTCCCAGTCCGAATGCCGGGAACATTCGATTTTATACCACTCCAACTGATTTTCTAGTGCGTTGATTTGCGCTTCATGTTCGGTTGAAACACGAGCGTACACAGCTACTCTCATAAATTTTAACCTCCACTGTCTCTGACTCTTTTCTGCGGCAAAAAGAAAGGCTCTGGCCGAATCCCCTCCGCCAGAGCCTTTCTCTGTTGTTTACGAAGCCTTTGCAGGCGGTTCTTCCTCCTGCTCACGCTTCATCCGAAGGAAGTTCTGATAGGTAGGCAGGTTGATTACCCCTGCCGCAAAGAGAGCTTCCACCAGACAATAGGCCATCGCCTTTTCGTCAATTTCCAGCATTGTGATACCTCCCTTGGTTATCGTTAATGGTGCTTAGAGTCAGAGGTATAACGTATCATCGAAGAATCAGAAGTTACGGACGGAGCTTGATTCCTTGGAAAGCAGATACCGGATTCTTTCGGACAATCATATCCTCTCCTGTACACCGGGAACGAGTATGATTCAGCCCCATTTGGGTAAGTCCTTTTGTGAACACCGTTTGGCTACACGCCCACATATCCTTCTCCTTGCAGTAGTCCCAGTAGGCATTATACAGGTCTTCTGTAGCAGTCACCGCTTTCGGCTCGCTCATATCACAGCTTTCCTGTACAAATTTTCCTACGGTCTTCGCAATAGAGTCTCTGACAATGCACTTTGCATCGTCTACCTGCGGAATTTCTGGGAACTTGTAGTTAAGTTTCACCAGTTTTCGTGCATAATGCAGGGACTTGGTAACAACGGCATCTCGCTCGTCCCAGATTTTATCCTCCAAGTAGGGGTCCTGCTGGTCATCCGGAATTGATTCATCGAAAGGAAGAAATACGATCCGTTTTTGAAGAGCATCGTCCTCACCGTCAATACAAAGCGGGTAATTTCCGGCAAAAACAAACTTAATTCGCCTTGTTAATGTTACTGGGCTGAGATATTTGCGTTGCACCGTAATAGAGTCTCCTCCTGTAATCTGTTTAAGCCGTGAAGCTACTTCTGCATTGAGCTTCGCATTTGGCATATCCAACTCAAGATTGATTACCGCATTAAGAAAAGACATTGATGAAAACGTTCCTTTCATTTCTTGAAGTCGTAGATTACCGACACTTTCCTTTGGATATAACCGTTGGACAAAATTGCCCAGTACGCTCTTGCCGCTGTCTCTGGCATAGCCCATAACAATGAAGAACTTGCCTCGTGCCGGATAAATCATCAGGTATCCAATCGCCATCCAAAAACGCTCCTCCAGTTGAGGATTTCCATGCGTAATCTGCTTTAAGAAGCTATCGAATACCGGACATTCTGCCGATTCATCGTAGCTCGCCTTGATATAGGTAAAAATCAACCGTCTTGGGTCATGCGGCTTCAGCTCTTTCTTCATCAGATCATAGACGCCATTTTCTAAAGGTGCATGGATAGATTGGTTCTCTGGCTCACTACGTTCCAATTCCGGATCAGTGGTGCAACACTGATACAAGTCTTTGTACGCATACAGACTCGGCTCATTGTTAAGGTCATAGTCCACGTATTTTCGGTAGAGTTTTATCAGTTTCTCAAGGCCGATTGCTTCATAGTAGTAACCGTTGTAATAGTACAACACATCTCCACAGACAACGATGGGAACATATTTTTTGAGCTTTTGAACCATCTCCACAATCGATCGCCGTTTTGAGGTTTTCAGCCCAGCTGATTTTGTCGATTGGGCATCGGCATGTTTTCTCGTTGTGTTTATTGTGTCCTCATTTTTCGGAGACTCTATAGCGGCTGCATTAGAATCTTCAAACGGATTAGGAGTCCACTTTTCGCTGTCCGTGCTTGTTGCCTTGTATCGTTCAGCATCTCGTCTTGCCTTGATTTTGTTGCGCATCGCCTCCTTTGCAGAAAAAGTGGTCAGTTGTTCAACTCTCTCTCCTATTGCACAAAGCTCGTCAAGCGATGGAATGGCTTCTTCGCTCTTCAAGCTCCCCTCTCGTAATTCGCCAGCTTCGTCCTCGATTTTTAGAGCAAGCTTCCGCTGCTTCTCCTCTTGCTTCCGACGAAATTCATTCTTTCTGTTACCGTTCAGATTATTCATGGTTCGTACCCTCCGAAGTAGCATTCTGGAAATACATCTGGTCAATCAGCTTTTCAATAGGATTCCGATTAAGGTTTCCAGAGAGGAGATAATCCATTCTGGTCAAGCCCTCATTCTTTCCATCTCCGACCCAGAGATACCCCATCTCTTCATCGCAAGCGTGTACCATCAGCTCGTAAAAGCCATCCAGTTCGAATTCGTCTGAACTGTCAATCACAATAGGCGATTTCATTTGTCCTCGAACAAAAACGCTCCCAGAGATTTGGCCAGATTTTGAAGTTTTTGCGCTGAACTGAAGCGGAAAAATGCTTGTTCCGTCATCACTTTTCCAGCCGCATTTTACAAACGGTTCTCCGTTCTTTTTGATAATCACTTGAATTTCATTGAGCGGATAAGCTTCCTTGTTTTCGCGGACAACAGGTGCATATTTTTCCGACATTACAGCAATGCCGGCATAGTTGTCCTTGCCCTTAAAAACTTTATTCAGCCTGTCGATGTGTTCATCCAACATTTCCTGTTGGTCCCGGCTCAGCTCTCGAATCTCGTTTTCGCAATTCTTCTGTGTCATAGCAAAATACCTCGTAAATCAATTATTTTTTGTGCTTCGAAGTAACCACTCCGTTTGCAATAGTAGTTTACCATGACCCTATTCTGTCTCCTAGGCCGCTCAAAGCTCTTTTTCGTAAATTTTGGGCGTATTTCATTCATGGTTTATTCATATTTTAAAAATCAAATTATACAAAAATACGTTGAGGCCGAGAAAGTTGGAAACTCCTAACTTTCTCGGCCTCAACGTATTTTAAAATATCTTTACTCTTCTACTTTCTTTCCTTCTTTTCTACACTTTGCCTCATAAAATTTATCAGCACACTTTTCAATCTCTTCATGGCATCTTGATAAACTTTCCAGTATGTCCTGATAAATCGTTTGGTACACCCATTCTGAATGCGGATATTTCATCTCCATGTCAAAAAGTTCATCTCCAAGCCGCCAAATTATCGGCCAGCCCTCAAATTTTTGACTATCTTCTATCTCACTTTTAGGTTCTTCCTTTATGTCTGGATAAAGTTCCTTTATTCTCTTTTCCACAAGTTTTGGACTAATTTCATTTTCCTTTAACGAGTTTAATCCCCGAACTAGAAGTTCCCTATAATAATCTTCCACCGTCTTTGTTTTACCTCTGGATTCACTAATTTTTGTTATCAACTCATTCTTTTTGCCTTCTATCCTTTCAATGGTTTTTGCAAGCGTTTTGCCGTTTATTTTCAAAATCCAATTAAAGAAAACTATATTTTTTAATGTAAGTTGCGTATTTATTCCGATTTTAATTTGGCTTTTGCATTTTGCTTTTCCGCAAAAAATTATATTTAGATGACTTATTACTTTTCTTCTTATTTTTCTTGCTCCATTTACCTCATCTTCATCATTTAATATTTCTCCTTCTTTTCGTGCATCCATTATAGCCTTTACGAATCTCTCTTCTGTAATTTCACTTTTTGTTCCATCAAGGACTATATCCCGTTCTAATGCCCAATATTTCATGCTATATTGCCCAAAACTAATAGTCCCCTTCACCTTTTCTGCATAGTTATAATCATCACGTAGTTGATAATACGGATTACTCATAATTTCTTCAAGTGGATCAATTTTTCTTTTCTTCAT